GGGACTACGACGTATCGCAGGGCAGGAGAATAAGTCAGTATCATGGGTTCTGGAGGAGATCATCATTGATTACTTCGGTTTTAGAAGGCCACGATACAAGATCAGAAAGAAGAATGGAAAGGTATGACTAATATTAAATACTGTCCAAAGTGCAAGCGCGAGATTTGGCCTCACAGAAGGTGTATCTGTTGACTGACATACTGGTTCCGAAGAAGAACATCATCATGGATGCGACGACTCTATCAAGTCTAATGTCGTGCGCACGTTACCATGATATCAGGTTCAACCATCGGCTCGTATCCATGAGTGGTAAGTCTAATTCTCTTGAGGTAGGCTCACTCATTCATAAGGTGCTAGAGGTATTCTACAAGCATCAGATTGATGGCTTTCCTCGTTCTACATCCATAGGGAACGCACTCATTGCGGGTCAGCTATACATCACTGGCTGTCCATTCTGTGCGGATGGAACTAACAACACGCCTGCATGTAAGCATGAACCGGCAGAGTATCCGGGTGTAACCAATACGCCTGAGAATAACGAACGGTTCATTGTAGGTTGGAAATTCGCACTCGATACGTGCGAACAATACTTCGAGTTCTACAAGAATGATTCCTTCATTCCACTAGCCGCCGAGATAGTGAAGGGTGAAGTGATCTACGAGGATGATGAGATCCGCGTATTGTGGAAAGCCAAGTTCGATTTGATTATAGATACGAACCAAATCGGTATCATATCTATGGATCACAAGACGTTCAAGCAGAGGAGAGACAAGTCTACTCTATCGAATCAGTTCTTGGGTCATGCAGTTCTGCTGAAGTCACAGAACGTGATGGTGAATAAGATAGGACTACAGACTACACTGAAGATAGCGGAACGACTGAGCAGAGAGCCTGTGTCTCTATCGAATGATCGCATACTTGAGTGGCAGGGTGAGATCGTTCCTTACTACGCATACAAGTATGTGCAGTTCACTGAGTCAGGTTACTGGCCTCCAGACTACACGCACTGTGACAACATGTTCGGTCCCTGTCCATACAAGAGAGTGTGCGAAGCTGACAGAGGAATGCGTGAAGAAGTCCTGAGACTTGAATTTCAGAAGGCTCCTGTATGGGATCCACGGAATAAGGAGGATGTATGAGTGAAATATCATTCTATATCTTCATGATAGGATTTGGTTTAGGTTTCATATTCTGTTACGTTTGGAAGGAGGACTCATAATGCCTGTCTTTCTGAGAGATAAGATATGTGAATGCGTAATCAAGAATCGTGAAGAAGATGAGGACATGCGCGAGTGGCTCAAACGCTGCATGTGTATGTTCCACTGGATGCAAACGGATTACTATCAGTCGAAGGTTAAGTGACTAAGAGAAGTGAGAGGCAGGAAGGATATTGTTCACAATGCAGAGAGTGGACATATGTATCTCCATGTCCTAAGTGTGGATTGCCTGTCATGCCTACGACTATCGAGAAACGTCTGATGGACAGAGCTAAGAAACTCGATGAGGATATGCTCAGACAGTTTGTCAAGATCCGTCATGACGTTCATGCCCCATCAAGGTCATTCATCGGAGAGATTTACATGGCATTGGTGGATTCCTATAACCTCGGTATTAAGATGAAAGGAGAATTGCGTAAGAAGGTAGTAGGGGTAGTGAGTAAGTAACTGCGGGTAGGAGGAGTCGATGAAAAAGTATCTCGTGTTAGGTGTGATGGCGTTTGCATTGTCAGTGGTTCCTGCAAAGGCTGCATTGATGCTGGCAGGGACTATTGGTGGTGTGAACTTCTGTGCTACGGATAATAACGTAGCGTGTGGATTTGGTGTGCAGTTGTTCGATGTGAACTTGAATGCGAACATTCTGTCACTTGATCCTGCTAACATCGGTGGACTGGATATACAGGGTAGTCTGTATACTCAGACCATCGGTACGCACAATGTTCTGAACAGCGGATCATTGCTGATCGAGAACAATACTGCTGCTACTATCAATGGTCAGCTTGCAGTAGGAGGCACGGGCTTTGTTGGGCCAATCACTGAAGCTAACATCAGTGGTAGTGGAACATGGGAGGATGCACTTGGATCTACAATCACCATGAGGTGGTTTAATGATCCTAATAACGTGCAGGGTGGATTGGCTCCGGGTATTGTGCAGCCGGGTATTCTACTCTCTACATTCGGAGATGTAGCAGGTGCAGGGACAGACTCATTCAGTCATACATTGAATGGGATTCCTGTCATTGATCCTGCACTCTTTTCTATGAGTCTGCAATTCGATCTGTCTCTAGTTGCCAATGGAAACTTGGTAAGTAGAGGACAGACGATTACGAAGGATCAGGTAGTTCCTGAGCCTGCATCACTCGCACTCATGGGTATCGGCCTATTCGGAACAGCCATGAGACTTCGTCGTCGCATCGTGTAATAAACTGGGGGGAGTCAGTACAATGATTCCCCCCATCTTCAATGAGATATTACATCCTGTATGTAATATGTCATGGAGGATACATGATTAAAGTAGACTACTGCCCTAACTGCAATGAGAACACGCTACACCGAGTAATAGAGGACGATGAAATCTTTGAATACGCCATGCAATGTTTGATCTGTGATGTAGTATTCCAGTGTAACCCTCCTACTAAGGAGCCAGTTCAACTGAAGTTTGATTTCGAGGTGGATATCAATGCCAAGCATGAGTGACAGTAACTTCGATTCACTTTATGTACTGATGAAGGGGGAACCGGGCCTACGTAAGTCTACACAGGCTCTATCATTTCCCGGTCCTCAGTATTGGTTCTCGTGGGATCGTAAGATGAATAGTATCTATCTACCCATGAAGAAGTGGGGGATAGATCCCAAACTCATCGAGTATGATGACTACGAAGATTGGAACAAACCGAAGAAGAAGTTAGAACAGCTACAGACTAGCTGCCCATACAAGACATTGGTGTTTGACAGTATCACGTCAATGGCTGACATGACTCTACGTCAAACTACTAAGTTGAAGTATGGTGTGACGAGACAGAGTGGACAAGCAGCAGGTAAGCTGATAGCAGGTATCGCAGTTAATGAGATAGAGGACTACAATGCAGAGTCCGCTGCTATCAATGAACTCATCGCACTCACTAAGGACATTCAGTCGTATCACAAGGTCAACGTCATTCTCATCGCACACGTCGTTCAAGCGGAATATCGCAGTACGACGAACAACACAACACATATCTCTCGGCAGATAGTAACAGCCGGGAAAAAAGTAGCAGCAAAGCTCCCCGCGTATTGTGGTGAAGTATATCACTTCAACCTTAAACGGGATCTTGCTGGAGGAGGTGCATACACAGTATTGACAGAGCATACAGGGGACGATTTCGCTAGGTCTGCATTAGGACTGGACAAGGAAATCGTATTTGGTGATAAACCCCTGTATGACACATGGATCAAGCCAGCTATCACCAAACTACAACAGTCCTACACACCAGTAACAAAGTTCTAACAACAACCTGAAAGAGAGACAAAAACAATGAGTCCAATGATTGAATTCTCCGAACGTGACATGAACCGTGGGAAAGTTATTGATCCCGCGTGGTATCTTGTCAAGATCGAGAACATCGGTGAAGCACCGTCGAAAGATGGTGGCAGCACCAACTATCCCGTGGAAGGTGTCATCATCAAGAACGCTGACAATGGTGATGAGAAGTTCGCAGGCACCATCATCGAATGGAATTTCAATAGCAAGGCAATCGGCTTTGCTGTTGGTTTCCTGAACGCACTTGGCGTAGACGTGAAGGCAGGTGCGCGCTTCGATCTGGCGAATGCCATCGGACACAACGTCGAAGTATTCATCGAGAACGGTGAATGGCAGGGACGTATCGTCAACCGTGTGAATCACAAGTATCGCACGGTTCGTTCGTAGTCGTAGTCTGTAACACAGAGAGGATAGGGGCCATACTATCCTCTCTGTTCTTTAGATGGCCCAAACTGAGGAATGTAATGGAATACTATCTGAATGAGAGTGACGAGAAGCCTGTGGAAGATGTAGATGAAGAAGAAGTCCTCGAAGAAGATCTGGAAGATAATGACAAGGACGAGGACGACGACGAGGATGATCGTAGTGCAGATGATGCGGATGATTGGGAAGATGATGATGACGACGCATCAGATGACGACGACACGGAACTCGAAGATGATGATGAGGAAACCACTGAATAGATTCATGTGCTAGAGACTTGGCCCTCTAGTGAATTGAACTATTCGGTGATAGGGGACACGCTCAACACTACTGCCACAGTAGATTACGAGCGTGTCCCCGACTGGAGAATGGAAGTGAATGATACCAAATTAGTAGGAAGAATTATCAAGATAAGTAGACAGGGATGGGGATTCATCTCATCCAGAGAGATTGAATTTACTCGTATCTTCTTTCACTGGACCGCACTCAGACAAGACACTACTCCATTCCTTCAACTCAGGAATGGAATGATGGTAGAGTTCACGCCTATTCAGATTCCTGATAAGGGTTGGCGTGCTATGCATGTGCGTGTCCTTGAAAGAGAGGAGAAGAATAATGAGGGAAGTCAAGTGTCCCCATTGTCAGAATGATGATAAGACTCTGATAGAACATGTTCGTAAACGTAGATACTTCTGTGAAGTATGTGGCAAGACTTTTATAGGAGATGATGATGACACACGCGGATCAAGTCAAGAAGATAGCAAAGATTCTGAAGAAGAATTTTCCTGACGTAGGAACTTCTAGATCAGTTCACATCGCATTCACTATCATCGAAGCATTAGAAGAACCACCTTCCAAAGTGGAGACCAAACCAGATGCAAGAGTTCCATAAAGAAATGTTAGATACTATTATCAAAGATTGGGATTTAATGAAGGTTGAAACCTACATTGCCGAACTAGAAGAAAGACGGGCGTTACTAGATCAGTGGATTAGACACCTAAAGGACACACGCAGAAAGAAGATGCGTAAACCCGCATTCGACACGGGGGATCGTAGTGGCACATAGTCACAAGTATGTACCGGGGATGGGGCCAATAGGTGCCAAGTGGATGATACTTGGTGAGGCTCCATCATCCGAAGAAACTGTAGCAGGTAAGCCCTTCGTAGGTCCATCAGGTAGAGAATTAGATCGTCTATTGAAGGATGCTGGAGTGCCTCGATATGAAGCATGGATAACTAACGTCTGCAAGTTTCAAGTTCCATCCAACTATGGGGCGAAGAAGGCTACATTTGCTATGCGTGCCAGAGAAGCTGGCATCGACATGGAGCAACAACTATCTGAACTGAGGACAGAAATTGCGGAAATTAAACCGAACGTCATACTGGCTCTCGGTGGGACTGCATTGTGGGCCTTGTCTGGTAAGGAGAAGAGTTCTAAGCACAGAGGTTCTATCATGTGGGGGATGGGTACGAAGTTTGTGCCTACCTATCATCCCGCACACCTGTTACATTCAGCTAGTGGTGGAGAAATTAAAGGATACTGGAACCGTCAAGTAATGATCTTTGACTTCAAGCGTGCATACAAAGAATCACTGAGTCCCTCATTAGATCTACCCTCACGCACTCTACAAGTCGCATCCAATTCAGGTGAGCTGTATGAGTTCCTGAACAGATACAAAGATCATAAGAAACTGAGTGTAGACATTGAAGCTGGTGGTCATTGCCTACCTATCTGTATCGGACTCGCGTTCTGTGCATCACATGGCATGACAGTTCCTCT